CCGATAAGATCTCCAAGGCAAGCAGTTGCCCTTTGCCCCTACTTGCGTGGGGGCTTTTTTTCGCCTATACTCCAAACCGTTGTCGTAGTGGTCAACAGTATTTAAAGCCATTTACTCATGCCTCGCCCCTGTTTTGGGGAACCACTACGGGGCAGCAGTAAGTGGCTTTTTTATTGCCTATACGTCATCCGTACTCCAGACGATACCAGTGGGTTTGCATGGACTGCTTGGAAGAAAACACAGGGCTTGGATTACACCCCCAAGATAACCCTACTAGCCTGTCAGCGAGGGACTAGGGTAGATATTGGTACATGGGTGGGACAAGCCAATATCGGATGAATCGCTGCCTCATGGGTTTACTGGGATGGTTGGCTTTGGGGGGAGTTATTAGATTAACTACCCCTTAAAGCATGACCCTCTGGGTAGGGCTGGATAGCCTTGGCTACCACCCTTGGGGAAGCTATGCCTAAATAAATGTTGACACCTTGGGAAAAGTGATATATATAATGTAAGCATAGGCATATCTGGCAACAGACCCTTAACCGCAGTGGATGCTGTAGATTGGCTGGCTTAACCAGCAAGCATTCGGCCCTGACTCTCAGGCTTACCGTGGCGAGAACCCTGATCAATTAACTAAACGAGGTATCCAAATGAGCGTTTCTCTTTCCAACGCCTTTGTTACTCTGTTCGATGCGGAAGTCAAGCAAGCTTACCAAGGTAAGGCAATGCTGGTTCCAGCGGTTCGCCAGCGTCGAGGAGTCGAAGGTTCTACTGTCAAGTTCCCTAAAGTGGGTCGTGGTGTTGCCACTGCTCGTGTTCCCCAAACTGATGTCACCCCTCTGAACGTAGCATTCAGCACCGTCACTTGTACGTTGGCTGATTTCAATGCTGCTGAGTACAGCGACATCTTCTCTCAAGCTAAAGTCAACTTTGACGAGCGCCAAGAATTGGTGCAAGTTGTTGCTGGCGCTATGGGTCGCCGTCAAGACCAGATGATTCTGGACGCATTGGGCGCTTCCAGCACCAGCTTGACAGTTGCTAACAGCATTGGTGGTTCAACCACCAACATGAACGTAGCCAAGCTGCGTGAAGCCAAGCGTCTGTTGGACAAAGGTAATGTGCCACCTGATGGTCGTCACATCATCATCCACGCTAACGGCTTGTCTAACTTGCTGTCTGAAACCAGCGTTACCAGCTCCGACTTCAACAGTGTGAAAGCATTGGTGCAAGGCGACATCAACACATTCTTGGGATTCACATTCCATGTGTTGGGTGACCGCTCTGAAGGTGGCTTGGCAATTGACGGTTCTTTGGATCGTACTTGCTTTGCATTCCACAAGGATGCAGTGGGCTACGCCGAAGGTCTTGCCATGCGTACTGAGATCAACTACATCGCTGAGAAGACTTCTTGGTTGGTGAATGAGGTTTTCAGTGCTGGCGCTATCGCCATTGACGATGAAGGTATCGTCAAGATCACCTGCCGTGAAACTTAATCTAGGAGAACAACATGGCATTTTCAGCTACAGGCTTTAACACAATCGGCGGTCAATCCAAGGCTGGCAACGCTCCTGCAATCTATACCTACTCTAGTGCTGACGCTCAAAGCGTTATCCGTGCTTCTGGGTATTTCAATGCAGTGGCTTCCATCCTCAAGGTTGGCGACTTGATCTTCTGCTACTCGGCAACTGGTGGCACTCCTGTAATGTCTACCGCTTATGTGAATTCAAACACAGGTACTGTGGTTGACATCACTGACGGTGTGACCGTTACTGCAACTGATACTGATTAATCAGTAGTCAACTGAGTAGGCCATCTTCTGGGGATTCTCGGAGGATGGCCTTTTTTACATTGAGAGGTTCAAATGGCAGCAGGCGACACAGGAATTTCAATTTGCTCAGATGCATTGATCATGCTGGGAGCCAAGGCTATTACGTCTTTCAATGATGGTACTGACGAGTCCAGCACTTGTGACCGTCTGTATAGCGACATCCGAGATTCCACGCTGGCTACCTATCCGTGGACATTCAGCACTAAAAAGATTCAACTGGCGCAGTTGTTGACAGCACCTACTTCCGTGTGGAAGTACCAGTACCAACTGCCTGGTGACAAGATCTCCAACCCTCGTGCTGTGTACAACTCAGCCACCCCTAGCAGTCCAGTGCAAAAGGACTGGGAGATCCAAGGCGATGTCTTGTTGACCAACTTGACCAGCGTCTACATTGACTATCAGTACAGCGTTGGCGAGTTTGCCATGCCGCAGTACTTTGTCCAATTGCTCAAGTACATGATGTCTTGGCACTTGGCAATGCCCATTACCGAACAAACAGACAAAGCCCAGTACTGGCAACGTGTTGCCGTTGGCGATATTTCAGAGAATGGTCGTGGCGGGTACTTCCGCACAGCCATGCAGATTGACGGACAGAACAACCCAGTGCGGGTGATTGAAGATTATTCTCTTATTGCTGTGAGGAACTGATGGCACGTTTTGTTGACGTAACCACAAATTTCTCCACAGGAGAGCTTGATCCTTTGCTCCGTGCAAGGGTTGACCTTGCTACCTATGCCAATGCGCTTGCAAAGGCCACAAACGTCCTGATTCAACCCCAAGGTGGCCTGCGCCGTAGACCAGGCTTAAAACACATCTTAGAGCTTCCAAACAGCAGTACCCCATCTGCTGGCAATGGTGTGCGCTTGGTTCCGTTCCAGTTCTCTGTGGACGACAGCTACATGCTGTGCTTTACCCACCAGCGGATGTACATCATCAAGGCTGGTTCTGTAATTGCCAACATCAATGGCACTGGCAACAACTACCTGACCACCACCGTCACATCCAGCATGGTGGACGATATGTGCTGGACTCAGTCTGCTGACACGCTGATCGTTGTCCACCCAGACTTACAGCCAGTCAAGATTGTGCGTGGTGCTTCAGATTCTTTGTGGACAGCAACATCAATCACGTTTGACAGCATCCCAAAATATGCTTTCACGATAACCACCACCAACCCAGCAGCGACACTGACACCCAGCGCCGTGTCTGGCAATATTACTTTGACGGCATCTGCTAGCGTCTTTACCGCAGGCAGTGTCAACCAGTACGTCAACGTGTCGCCACAGGGTCGGGCAAGGATCATTGCTTACACCAGCGGAACTGTAGTCAGTGCGGTCACAGAATACCCATTCTTCAGCACTGCGGCTGTTGCCAGCGGAAGCTGGGAGTACGAGTCTGGTTATGAAGATGTGTGGTCGTCTGGCAAGGGCTGGCCTCGGACTGTGACTTTCCATGAAGGTCGCCTGTACTTTGGTGGCTCCAAGTCTCGCCCATCTACCGTATGGGGTAGCAAGATTGCGTTGTTCTTTGACTTTGTGCCAACAGAGTCTTTAGACGATGACGCAGTTGAAGCTACGTTGGACACCAATGATTTGAACGTCATTACTGACATCATCAGTTCTCGTGATTTCCAAGTGTTTACCACTGGTGGTGAGTTCTATGTTCCTCAAGCTAACACAGATCCAGTTACCCCACTGACATTCATCTTTAAGAACGTCAGCAGAAATGGCATCAAACCTGGCACTCGTGTGCAATCTGTGGACTCTGGCTCTGTGTATATACAGCGCCAAGGTAAGTCGCTCAATGAGTTTGTGTTCTCTGACACCCAGTTGACGTACATCACCCAGCGCATCTCGCTGTTCTCAGGTCACTTACTGAAGAACCCAGAGCGTATTGCTTTGCGCCGTGCGTCCAGCACTGAGGACGCTGACTTGCTGTTGATGACCAATACACAAGATGGAACCATGGCGGCATTCAGTGTCATGCGCTCACAGCAAGTAACCAGCCCATCTGAGTTCACAACCGATGGCAGATTCTTAGATGTTGGCGTAGATATCACCAACATATACACAGTTACCAAGCGCACATTCAACTCTGTTGACAGGTATTTTGTTGAGTTGTTCACAGATACCCTGTTCACAGATTGTGCGTTTATCGGTGGTGCAGCGGCAAGTGCTAGCAGTTTGCCTCACATTGGCAAGGCGCTGAACGTGATCACTGATGGCGTGGTGCAGTCCAATGAGACTGTCAGCGGTGGCGGCTCCGTGACGTTTGACCGTGCTAGCACCACATCGTATGAGGTTGGATTGCCAATCACTGTGTACGTCAAGACAATGCCTGTTGAGGTCAAGTTGCAGACTGGCTCTCGCTTGTCGTTCAAGAAGCGCATTGTGGAGATCAGCCCAATTGTGAAAGACACACAGCACCTGATTATCAACAACCAGCCAGTGGCTTTTAGGTTGTTTGACAATGCATTGCTTGATGACCCTGAGCCAACCTTTACTGGAGTTAAGCGTGTGAACGGCATACTTGGCTACAGTAGAGAACAATCCATTGAAGTACAGCAAAATCTGCCCTTGAAAATGACCTTGCTTGGCTTGGACTACAGGGTGGCAGTACATCCAGGGACATAAAAAATGGCAACAAGTTACGAAGCAGCAGCAGGATTTATCAGCGCCTATGGGCAATCAGAAGCCCAGAAAGCTGCCGCCATCAATCAGCAGACTGGCTACATGGTGCAGGCTAGGGACAACCTTGCCATTGCCAGTGTCCGTGCCGACATGGACAACCAGTACGCTGAGATCCAAGCTGGTCGGATGCTCAAGAAAGCAGAGATTGAAGCTCAGAATTACACCATTGCTGGTAACTCATTGCTCAAGAATCTGCGGTCAGCCAATGCTTCTATGAGAGCAAGAGCGGCGGCAAGCGGTGTTGTTGTCGGTGAAGGCTCCGTTGCGGCTGTTGCTCGTGAGAACGTAGCGGCAACCATGCGTGATGTTGGCATTGCCGACTTGAATGCATTGACAGCCAAAGTGCTTGGCTTTGAAGATGCCAGCGCATTGGTGCAGTCCACCCAGTACCAGACATTCTTGAACAACTTTACCGCACAGCGCCAGGCTGGTCAGTACGAGATGGCGGCTTCTGCTGCTCGTCAGCAAGGCAATCTGTTGTCTGGATATACATTGGCAAAAGGCGCAATGGACTTTGCTAAGACCTATACGCCATCAACACCTAAGAAAGTAAAGTGATGGCTACAAGAATTGAATCAGGACAGATCCAACTGCGTAGTGCTGGTAATGTGCCAATGCAACAGATCCAGCCACAGGCTGTTGACCAGATTGGCTTTAGAGCGCAAGCACAAACGGCTGGAACATTAGGCCAGATTCTTGATCGCATGAGCGGCACGTTGTTTGAACAGGCTGGCAAGAAAGCCCAAGAGCAAGCACTGACAGACTATTTTGAGAACTACCGTGTAACCGACAAGCAGATTGAAGATGCAAAGAATGGCATTCCTGTTGACTTTTCCTTGGGCAAAGGATTCAGCATCTACGACATTGCTTTGCAAAAGGCTCGCAGCTATGAGTTGTCTGGTCGCTTTGAGGTAGAGGCAAAGAACGAACACAACAAGGTCTATGACCAGCTTGTGAATAACGAGATCTCTGTCAAAGACGCTGCCACCAAAATGAAGAGTGTGACCGATGGTTTTACTCGTGCGCTTGGCAAAGAAGATGGTGAAGCTGCGCTGAAGTTTGTCAGCTCAATGGGCATGTATGCAAGCACCATCATGTCCAAAGGCTTTGAGCTTGAAGCCAAGCGTAAGCGTGAGCAAGACATGGTGATGTTGGAGCAAGCCTTGAACAATGAAATCAAGATGCTTCAGCCTATGTTGGAAGAGCCATTGGAAGTTGATGACAATGGTAAACCACGTTCGCCAAATGTAAAAATTCAAGCAAAAAGATTACAGCTTGGACAATTTGCCACAGCTATTGGCGGTCTTGAGCGTGGCAATGCTTTGCAAGCAGAATATGACAAAGCTGTTCGCCAGGCAAAAATTGATGTGGTGACCAAAGTTATTACATCTGATCAGTACTTGGCAAGCCCAACACAAACACTTGATGCAATCCGCAAAGGACAGCTTGGTAACAAGACTCACATCTTGCAAGACTTGATCGCAACGGATCTAAAAGCTGTTGAGGAAATTTCAAAGAACTATATGCAGACACTGGCTGACCGCCGCACATTGAATGAAGATGCATTAAAAGAAGATAAGCGCCGCAAAGAAGCAGATGCCAATACTCTGATGATTGAGTTCCATCAGAAGAATACGCCAATGAAGCGTAAGGAAGACATTGCCTTGCAAGTGGCAAAGATGGGCATCTTCTCGTTGGAACAATTGGACAAGTACTTGAGTCCTGAGCAAAAGGATGGCGACCCATATGCGTATGCCAACATTGAGACACGCATTGTGTTTGGCGATATCACAGATCCAACAGAACTAAAGCGTGTTGCAATGCGGTCTGGCATGAGTGGTCAGCAATATACCCGACTGAACAGCAAGTTGCTGGAAGGATTTAATCAGGAAAAGTCAGATGCAATTCGTTATTTGCGCCGTGTGTCTGGTGTGCCTGATGTTGCCAGTTTGTTTGCTAGCACAAGTGACGAGCCTAAGATTGAAAAGAATAATAAGATAAATGACATTTTTGACTTTAAAGTAAATGAATTTAGACAAGCTAATCCTGGAACACCAATTCCATATAAGCAAATTGCTCGTGATTCTGAACAAACATATAACACTACTGACCGTACTGACGCTAACAAAACAAAAGCCCGCAATGAAATCAAAAATGTGATTAACGATCTGGTTAAGGAAAATAAATTGCCTGCTGTCATTGTCATTGACGAGAACACAAACATTGACGACTTGGTTAAAAAATATAAGTTTACTGAACCAAATGATAATATTTCTTCATTGCGTCAACAACAAAAAATATTGCGTGGTAAATGATGGCAACAAAACTTGAACAATCATTGATCGACAACTACTTGAACGCAACGTATCCACCGTTGCCTCAAAAGCTTGAGCAAGCGCCTGACTCTATGCAAGCCACACCTCGCAATAAATACCAAGATGCGCTTGGTGCTATTGGCACAGCTATTCAAACTGGTGCAGATGCTGTTGATTTCAACATAATTGGATTTCCAAATGTTGGATATCTGACGTTGAAGGATTTGACTGTTGGCGATCTTGGTCGTGTGCTTGAGCAAATCAGCTATGGAGAATATCCAATTGAAGGTGCTGGCGGTATTGGCGGTACATCCAAGCTGAAGATGGAAGACACACTTGAGCTATTGAATGCAGTTCCTGTTGTTGGCGCTGCTAGTAAGTTGGTAATTAAGGGTGGAAAAAAGGTTGTAGAAAAAGTTGGCGAAGCTGTCATGGGGAATAAATAATGGCAAACGAATCTCTTGATCAGCGTCTAAGTCAAATCATGCCTGCTGAGGCAGAGCAACAATTGCCTGCTGATCTGCCTCGTGCTGATGTAGAACTTGCTGATGCTGGTGACGACACCACAATCCAAGTCGCTGGTCTTGGCGACAAGATCATCAAAGGGTTGACCAAGGTTGTCACAGACTTTGGTGGCCCAGCAGGTAGCAAGATTGAAAAGGCTGCGGCTGAAAAGAATCTGTTGCAAGAGAGCGAGAAGGTAATTACGCCATCGCCTACTCCAACGGGGACTCCTGCGCCTATTCCTGCCACACCAAAGCCACGCAAAGCTAAGGCGGCTCCAACACCAGCGGCAAAGCTTGAAGAGTTGCCAAAGCAATTGGAAGTCTTTGAAGCCAAGATTGAGACTGCGCCTGTTACTGGCAAACCACCAGACACGCTGATCAATGTCGAACGCATTGATGGCCCTGATGACTTTAAGCAGACTGTTAACGCATTGTCTGACGCAACAGGCATCAAAGTTGACAAAATGACATGGGAAGAAACATTGTCTGCGGCTAAGGAAAAGGGCTTTGGCTCTGACATTCTTGCTGATCTACAGTCAATGAAAGAGCAATACAACGAAATTCCTGTTGACTTACTCCGTCTGCGTCTTGCCACTTACCAAAGCATGACCGATTTTTATACTTTGGCACGACAGGCATATCTGAACCCTGATGACACAGTATTGCAAGCCAAACTGTTGCGGCAGTTAAATTTGCAGGGCGCTGTTCAAGATGCTTATATTTTGTCTCGTACTCGATCTGCACAAGGTACTGCTGTTGGTCGTATGCAGATCACTGAAGGCAAAGCTTCTGGCATCATGGATGAAGCTGGCAACGTCAAGATTCCATCTATTAATGATGCTGAGATGAAAAAGATGTTGGCAGATCCAAATGTGACTGACAACTTGAAGTTGATGATTGAGAAGTTTGTGCAATTGACCGATGATGGCGCACGAGAAGGCTTGATCAACAAGGTAAGCAAAGTCGGTTTGATTGCAGACTTGTGGGATCGTACTTGGAAAAATGGCTTGCTGTCTGGCACTGGCACTCACGTTGTCAACTTTGGATCAAACACAACCATGTTGGCAAGCACCGTAGCAACACGAGCAATTGCTGGTGGTATTGGCTTAACTAAACGTGCATTTGGTGGTACTAGTGAAGTTGAGCTTGGCGAAGCTGGTGCGTTAGTGTCTGGCATGATCCATGGCTTTAGAGATGGCATGAGCCTTAGCTGGCAAGCATTAAAGACTGGTACTACTCGTGAACAAAGAGCGGGACAGAGTCTTTTAGATGATGGCGGCATGAAGCTTGAAGGTCAATACAACATCTTTGATGCCAGAGATTATGGCTTTGAGAATGAAACATTTATCAAGGGTACAAACTTTTATGCAAACTTTGTCACGTTGCTTGGTGGTCGTCCAATCATGGCAATGGATGAGTTCTTTAAGACAATTGGATATCGTGCTGAATTGACCGCACAGTCATATCGTGCTGGCGCACAAGCACGGCGTGATGCCATTGCCAGTGGCAAGACAGCAGAAGAAGCCGCACAAATTGAACTGAAAGTAATGGGCGACACATTGGCTAATCCACCTGCCAACATTGATGAAGCCGCCTCAGACTTTGCCCAAATGATCACATTCAGCCGTAAGCTGACTGGCGCTTCCAAGCAAATACAAGAGCTTGCACAAGATCACTTGATTGGCAGAATTACCATGCCGTTTGTTAAGACACCTACATGGGTTTTAAGTGAGTCAATGCAACACAGCGGCTTGGCATTCTTGTCTAGCCAGTGGCGCAAAGACATGGCTGCTGGTGGCGCACAGCGTGAGCTTGCCATGGCTAAGTTTGGCATGGGTTCAACATTAATGATTGGCGTTGGTTCCTATGTGGCAGATGGTCGCATTACAGGCGGTGGCCCTGGTGACAGCAATTTGAGAAAGATTTACTTGGACAGCGGTTGGAAGCCATACTCATTTGTGTTCCAGCCTGGTGAGTGGGACGCAGAGTTTGTTGACTATCTCAAAAGCATGAAAATTGACCCATCCATTGGTACTGACCAACGGCTGTATGTACCATACCGTGGCATTGATCCACTTGCTGGGCCAGTAGCAATGATGGCTGATGCCGTTGAATATGCTCGCTATGAGGATGATGAAGACTTGGTTGCTCAGGCTATTCTTGGTGCGACATGGGGTTTGTACAGCTATGTCGGTCAACAGCCATTTTTGACTGGCATCAGCTCAATTGCTGGCGCATTCAGCCAAACCATACCCAACCCCAAGCAGGCGTTCAAAGATGCGCTTAATCAAGTTGCATCTACTGGCGCTCAATATGCAGTGGAAGGATCTCCTGTTGGCGTATTTAACAGTGCCAGAGCGCAGGTTGAGCGTATTGTTGACCCCAACAAGCGTGAGACTGGTGAATCTCCAAACACACCAACCGTCATCAAAGGTTTCTATGAAGGCTTGAACAGGTCAATTTCTAAGACTCCGTTCCTGAGCGACTCCTTAGGTAAACAATATGACTACCTTGGTGAAGAGATGATGGACATTGACCCAGCCAATCCATGGTTGGCATCGTCTAGTGGCATCAGATTCTCCACTAGCAAACAGCGTCCAGCAGACAAAATCATGATTGAGCTTGGCATGTCTATCAAGAAGCCTAATCGGGCTGTTACTGTTGGCGGTGTCAGCGTCAAGCTGGAGCCAGACGAGTATGAATACATGATGCGTCAGTTTGGCAAGATCACTGACGGTCAGGGCTTGCGGGTGAAGGATGCCATCGTGGAACGCACCAAAGCACCAGGCTTTGAAGACATGGATAAGTATGTCAGACAGCAGAATATTGCTGAAGTCTACAGTTCATTCACGGAGGCGGCAAAACAAGACTTGATAGCAAATAGCAAGTTTTCTACTGCCATCCAACGCCGCATAGAAACTGCTCAAAATAGGCTTCCAAGGGTAGGCAAATATGCCAAGTAATCGTACAATTTCTAAAAGGATGGACTGATCATGGCGATCCCAATTTCCAACGTAACACGCCGAGTGGTATATGCAGCCAGTGGTACTGGGCCGTACGCCTTTACCTTTGAGATTCTGGCAAACACTGACATCGCTGTGTATCGTGATGACACACTGTTGACGTTGACCACAAACTACACAGTCACTATCAACAGCAATGGCACAGGTTCTATCACTCTGACAGCCGCACCCACTGGTGCTACTCAGATTGCCATTGTTGGTAACCGCACCATTCAGCGTACTACTGACTTTGTGACTGGTGGTGACTTCTTTGCCAACACTGTCAACGATGAGATGGATCAGCAGACCATCTTTGCCCAGCAGAATGCTGAAGGTTTGAACAGGGCATTGCAAGCACCACAAACAGACCCAACCACCATCAACATGATATTGCCACGCAAGGCAGATCGTGCA